TAAAGATCCATCGCCACCAGCGTCAGTAACAGAAATAGCTTGTCTGGCTGGCGATGTGACTCTTGCGTTTGTAAAGTAAAGATTAGTCGAGCCTTCAGCTACGCTGTCGGTATCGAAATCAATGCTTCCGCCTAGTGATATTGTATTGCCTAAAATCTCAATAGTTGAGTTAGCTAATTCAGCATTACTAATTTCGTTATTAGCAAATGTAACAGAATGACCAGTAAGATCTAAAGTAGTAGCAAGTTCACTATCAGCAATACCTCCGGTCTTAATTGCCACATGACCAGCCGTGACTTCAAAGTTATCAGTGCTAAATGATGCAGTACCAAGATTAGAACTTGTAGCTTCTTCAGTAGCAATTGTAACAGTACCAGAAGATACAGAAGTTGTAATACCTTCTCCACCGGCAATGTCAATTGTTGAACCAAGCGATACATCAGTTGTATTAGCATCATCACCTGTAAATGTTGTCGTTGAATTTACAAGCTTACTGTTTGCAATTGCCCCTGCTAACTGAGTATTCGAAACTCCACCAGTAGCAATACTAACTGCTCCTGAACTTACAGAGAAGTCTGTTGATACAAAGCTAGCAACACCTTTTGCTGTAGTAGATGCATCTGTACCGCTAACTGTAACTACGTTGTCAGTTACAGCAGTTGCGATTCCTGTACCGCCAGTAAATGTAAGATTAGAATCTAGAAGATTTACAGTGTCAGTTCCAGTATCTCCTGAAATACCAAGATCAGTTGAGATAGAAGCTGTAGTAGCATTTGTAACTCGACCTTGAGCATCAACTGTAAGTACGGGGATTAACGAACCTGTACCATACGTACCAGCTGTCACAGCGGTATTGTCTAGGTCAAATGTTACCTCGTCAGTACCTACAGTAGAGGTTAATCCAGTGCCACCGGTAAATGTTAATGTATCTGATAACAGATCAACATCACTGTTGTTTGTACCATCTGTAATGTCTAAAGTGGTAGCAATATTAACTGTACTTGCTGCTGTTAAGCGACCAAAAGTATCAACAGTAAATGTTGGAATCGCTGTGGTTGAACCATATGATCCAGCTGATACAGCAGTTGTATCTAAGGCATAAGATACTGTATTGTTACTAACAGTTGCAGTTACATGACCTGCAGCGCCTGTAAAGTTTAGAGCAGAGTCAAGAAGATTTACTGTATCACTATCGGCAGTATCACCGCGGATAGTAAGATCTGTTGAAATATCAAGAGTACCAGCAGCGGTTAAGCGACCCTTTTGATCTACTGTAAACGTTGGAATAGCAGAAGCAGAGCCATATGAACCTGGAGTTACCGTAGTGTCGGAAAGAGTAACTTCACCAGCACCAGACACGTCAAAGTCAGCTGATGCAAACGATGCAACACCAACCGCTGAAGTTGTAGCTAAGTCACCACTAATAGTTATTGTATTATTAGTAACTGCGGTTGAAATACCGCTTGTACCCAAGAAGCTAAGATCAGAATCAGCGATATTAACTACATCAGTACCAGTATCACCAGCAATATCGATTGTCTTGGCGCCAGCAATAAAGTCAACATATTCTTTTGTGGTAAGAGAGTTTGTACCGAAGCCTGTTCTATCTTTATATCCAGCTGGAACATTAACCGCGCCTGTACCGTTGGGGGTTAGGGTAAGAGCAGTGTCAGTAGCTGTAATAGAGATAGTTGATCCGTCGATGTCAATATCATCAACTTTAAAGTTATCTACCTTACTATTAGCGTCAACTAAAAGTGCACTTGAAGCTGTAAGTGTACCTAAAGCATGATCTAGTTTATCAGTAAAATATGAACCACCAATAACTTCAATATTGGCTGCTACACCTGCCGTTTCAGTTCCTGTGCCGATATATAGTCTATCACCACCGGATACGACTGAATGGTCAGCATAGCTGTATGCCATTTCTCCGTTTCGTAAAGCCGATGGGGCGCCACTAGTACCCGATCTTTTTATCTTAATTATAGATGCCATTAATAAAAGCCCCCGTCTTGACTTATTTCTACATTACCCAGTTCATTTCCTGCTGCCCATTTGTCACTCGCCGAATCATAGATAATTAATGAACCATCTGCTAAACTTGTAAAGTCTATATTTAAATTTTCAAACCTAACCTTACTAAAGGATAGGTTCCCTTCGCCATCTGTTGTCATTACAGATCCCGCTGAGTCTGCGTCTACGGTTGGATAACTTAATTCTCCAACTTGTAACGAACCACGAAATACTGCAGAGTCTGTGACATCTAAACCTGTTCTTATAACAAACTTTTGTTTAATAGCCATATGCTTAGAGACTCCTATTCATGACAAATATTACCTTTATTTATATGTTTATCACGTTCCAACTGTTATTCTTTTTGCTTTAATATCAAGACTAGATATTAATACATTTGCAGTTAAAGCACAAGTAGTACCATCAATTAAAGCATTGTAATTTACCAAGTCGGAATCTTGAGTTTTTACTGTAGCATATGTTAGCATGAATACTTCATTACCATTATGCGTCAATAATATTTCATCTGATTGATTTTTTAAGTTACCATCGGTAATTGAAATTACGTACTTTACTGTTCTTATCTCACCAACATCAAAAGTATCAATTTGCTCAGCGACGTTATCGGCGTCTCCTCCACCTTCATCTATTTCAACTAAGCCAACTCCAGCAACTCTCTGTAAAACATAATTAGAATCAAAAAAGTCTAATAAACCTGGCTGAGTTTCAGTGGAATCAAAAGTAAAATTATCGCCTCGGATCCAATCGTTTATAGTATCAATAGTTCTATTTGAATCAAATTTAGATAAAGGTACTAGTAAACTAGAGTCTACAGGTTGTCCTTCTACAGGAGCAGGGCCAACCGCTAATTGCCCTCCTCCAGCATCAGCTAAAACAGTTCCACCTAGAAAGATTGTTTCTCCTGCTAGAAATAGTTCTTTAAACCTTTTATTAGGAGATCCTAAATTATACGCTATATCAGTATCTGGTAAGATGCTACCAGATACTATAATACCTCCAGAATCGCCTGGATTATCATTTACTTGAGTAAGAACAATATTGTCTGGCTTATTAGTAAGTAGGCGCCAGTCTCTAAAAGATCCAGGAGAATCTCCACCTAACGTTGTAGCGTCATAGGAGGCACGGTCGACAGAGCTGATCGGAGTTCCAACCTTTATCTGCTTTACCAGTGTTGTACTCTCAGATATTTTTACTTCTGGGGTTTTATTAACTTTGACTACATACTTATCAGACATTATATCACCGAGTGACCGAAGGAGTTACTTGAGCTCTTCCCTCTAGTATTCTTTCAATAATTGTATTATTATCATCGTCCAGATACGCTAATTCAACGTCATACACATAACGGCCAGGTTTTAAAGAGTCTGTTTGAGTATTAGTGAGACTGAGGTTTATTTTACCGTCAGTAGCAGGGCTGACTACAATACTATTAAATTCAATAGTATCTTCAGTATCGCTATTATAAGATTTTTTAAGCTTGGCAGAAACCGTATGGTTTGATAAGTCTTTTTTAGACCCGTCTAAGGCAACTAAATGCACTTCTATTGCAACATCGGCACCCTGGTCGATGGTAAATTCTTCATACTGGGCCATAGAATTCCTCGCTGATTCACTTGTCGGTACACAATCGCACCCTGCCGCTATTTTACATTATTTATAATTAATTGAATTTGTTAATTTTTTAAATAGGGCATCTATAACACAGCACTCTACTTATGCGTTGCCCCACGCAATATTAAAACCACCAGTAGATATGTACAAATCAGCATCAGTATATACGTTTGATTGATAATAATCAAATACAATGCTTATTGTATATAACCCATCTTCTGCTCCTGGAATAAAGGTTTCAGTTAGCACGTTAGCTGAACCGGCGGGAATTGTATGAGCAGCATTGCCGCCTATAAGATACCTTGTGTGTGACGGCCCATTTAATTGGACAAGCACTTCATCCATTCTAAAATCCTCTAGCACCAAATCCTCGCTATACTCCCTTATTCGAAAACCTATATTTCTAATTTGAATATAAGAGCCCCCGTCGCTATCTGGGCCAACAACAAATTTAATATCATTACCTGCTGATATAGTTATTCTAGCGTTGCTTTTATTATAATGATCAGGGTTCATATAGAAATAGTCGATTGGAACCTCTTTTACAAGCCACATTCCATCGGTTGTTGATGTTATAACAGGATGGTTATTATATAAAGTAGGTACAGTAGTTAAACCGCTACCCGATAGACTTATATCTTTAGGATAATGCGTCCACAATCGCCTTTGCCCAGTAGCGCTAAACCCGTATCGTGACGAATCTGGATTAAAACCAGGTATATCTTTTTGCGCTGATCTATATTTTCTAGTACCATAAAAATTATTTAAGGAAATAGCCCCGGATGTAGGAACAGGGTTACTTCCTCCAACCGCAGGGCCATTAACGGTAACGTTGTAGTGTTCACTTAGGCTTATAGAATTGGGATTCTCATATTCATCTCTTATATCATCAAAGGATATATTTAATCCATTATTATTGTTTATTCTATCAATTCTAGAATCATTTAAATGATTTAAATAAAGTTTTAATAGTTCATTAAAATATGTGCCATCTCTTCCGGTAAGTGGATCAGTTTCTCCTACAGCAGGCATAATCCGGTAGTCAAATGCAATAAAATCGAGAAATTGTAAAACGCCGTTTAAGGTATATTCACCGTTTTTTAAAACATCTAATGCCTTATAACCTTGTATATTATTCGTCGAATTATCAATATCAGGAAAGTGTATTGGTTGCGCGTTTACAACCAATCTCAAACAATCTGCGTGGATTAACGCGATTATATCATTAAAATCGTTTGAGTTGCCAAATGGAAGTAACATATAAAACCTTGTTATTATATCTAATATGATTGGTTAATTAAATAGACCGGATTTAAATCAGAATCATAATACTTTCTTATATAATCCTTTCTTTGAAAATCAGAATCAGACAAAAGATCAGAATCAACTATTTTAAAGTCAAACTCAAGATTTAAAAATCTAATAGGAATATCATGATCAAGATTATTATAAACACGATGTTCTATAAGGCACATACTACTATTCTCATAAACGTTATCTATTAATATCATTTTAGAATCAGAATCTACAACTAAACTTCTAGAAACAGCCATTATTTATTCCTAAGATTTTTTATTTCTTGTTTTAATAAATTAATCTGCTCTTGTTGTTCTTTCATGCCTTCTATTAACAATGCTACCATTTTTTGGTATTCTACTGCTAATGTACCATCTTTTCTTTCACCAACTACTTCAGGTAGTACTTTTTCTACCTCTTGAGCAATAACTCCAACATCGTGCTTCTTAGCAAAATATCCATCAGCACCACCGCGGCTTTCTAAATGCTCATCAGTCCAATCAAATTCTACTCCGCGAATAGATTTAATCTTATCAATTGCATTCGGAATTACTTTAATATTTTCTTTTAACCGAATATCGGAAGAATAAAAAGCTGTAATATCCCCTTCAGCTCTGATTTCATTATCTGGAAGCGATGATGGCTGCTCAGCACCTACGTAAAGACTATTTGTTATTGCGACTCCGCGTTCGTAAACAGTTATTTCAGGGTCTTGGGTCTGCGCCCCAATCTCCAAATGACGCCAATATGCTGGGTTGCTGGAGCCGAGGCTCGTATTTCGCGCGCCAAATTTTATAAAGCCCCCGGCGTTGCCAAAATGGTCTTGAATTTCCAACTGACCACGGAAGTTGTGAGTACCTTGCTGAGCATCGCTGCCGGATATATAATTGATATCATCGTACGGGCCGCTTTGAATATTTAATACATCGCTAGCCTTGATCGTTTGGGACAAGCTACCTAACTCAAATTCTATTTGCGATCCAGCCAACCCGCCATCGTTAAAAAAGACTTTACCTTGATTTGGCCTGATACGCACATAGGTAGAGGCATCTAGATTAAGACTTCCAGTAGTACCAGACGTATTCGCCGCGGCAATAGTTAACTCATCAGTTGAACTGAGTGACTGGCTTCCGGTATCCAACTGCATTTTTATTGCAGCACTTTCTAGCGCATCGCCACGAAAATGTACTGTTTTCCCTTCCGGCTCAATAAAAATATCTCCGGTATCTGCCGGATTAGTAGATGTATTAAAGGTTGTTAATCTTATTTCATTTTGAGCTCTGACGTGCACACCATCGTATCCGCGCACAATAGTATCACCGCTAGTTCCTCCTTCTGCATCAAAAACTGGCAAGTTAGCACCTGTGCCCTCAGTATTAGATGCTACATACATTCTTATATAGCCATTTCTGGAATCATGATCAGGAGAGTTATAACCTCCATCTATAGCTGCATATTTTGGAAGTGACTCCAAGTTACCAATAGCAGTCGTCTCATCATCCTCAGCGAGGAAGTGAATTCCTCCAATTATGTTTCCACTAGTGGTGGCTACGGTATCGTTATTAACAATATTTAAAAATACTGGCCTGTGCACATTGTTTCTTGTGTGCTGTGAAAAGTTAACGACTCCAAGACCGTCTTCGGCATGCACGTCATAAAGATCAATATCAACAAATTCAGGATGATCATTTTTACCGATTGCTTGCCCAATAGCCACATCGTCATTGTTAACAGTAACACCGGTACCTGCGCCGACATTCAGTGTCCTACTCGAACTTAACACGCCGCCTCCACTTAACCCGTCGCCAGCTGTTACACTAGTTGTTATTTTAAAATCTAAATCATACGGATTATTGTTTGTTCCAGTACCGCCATCCCACTCCGCGCTAATACCGCCATCGTTAACAAATTTTACTTCTGTATTATGCTTTATTGTTCTCTCAGTGCCGTCATTATCTTCAAGATACCATATTGTTTTCTGGTTGGTATTAACTACACTTTCAGAGCCTGTTGCAACAGCTGTAACATGACCAAAGTCATCAAAAGAGATAGATTTTACGTAAGTTCTGCTAGTCGACGTCACGTCCGATGCTACAGTGTCTGGAGTGTAGTGGGAAATAATTACATTATCATCCTCGCCGGACCCGCCTAAAGTTATTCCATCATTACCTTGTTTAATATTAAATGTATCATCATTTGTATCTGCTACTGCAGTGTGAAGTGTAGTATTTTCTGTATTAATAATCGCAATATTTTTGAATATATTCTGAGAAGACCCTCTATCGATATTAGTTATATTTAATTTACCATTATCACCAGTAGTATCTAATACTACATCCATCCCAACTTTACCTAAAAATTCTATAGTGTCAGTTGTATTAACATTAAGGGATGTTGCAGCGCTATCTTTTATTGTCCAATATTGATAGTTATCCAAGGTTGGTAAAGATGGAATCGTAACTGTTTTTGTATTAACCTCCGTAACATGTCCTCTTGCGTTTGAAGTAATATCGTCAATAGCCGTAAACGTATCTCCAAATGCAGGAGTACCTGTATTAGTTGAATTAGTTCTTGTTATATTATCATGGTCGATAGTTAATGTTTGATTAGTACTCTGATTAGTTGTAAATGTCCTATCTGTTTCATCAAAGTGAAGGTCACTGCCAGCTGCTAGCGTAATAGTCGCGTTTCCAATAGTAACTGAGTTGGTACCTATATTAGTAATGTGCCCGTAATCATCTAACGTAATGTCTTGAATAAAAGTATTTCCGGACTTACTTACAGATAACTGCGCTGAAGTATCGCTATGCGCGAATTCACCTGTAGAGGCATCATATGATAATCCTCCACCTGCATTTAACCAACCAGAAGTAGCAATTCTACTATATGACGGATCATTACCTTCGCCGACAGTCCAATAATCTCCAAGTTCATTCCATCTAAGCTGTGTATTAGTACTAGTACCTCTATTAATTTCAATACCCACATTAGCACTATTTGCTGGTACACCTGTAGCATTTGAATTTAAAAGAATAAAGTTATCAGCTAGTTCTATGGTTTCAGTATTAACATAAGTAGCAGTACCGGATACAGTCAAATTTCCGGATACTTCTAAATCGCCGTCGACGATAGCGCTGTCTAAATAAGAAAAACCTTCAACATAGAAATCTTTAAGTGCAGTTAAATTAGTACTATTTGCAGTTGCGGTTTTTATCCCACTTGCGTAAAATTGCAAAGTGTCTGAGTCTGCACCACTAGATATTTCTGAAATAATATAAGTATCTTGGTCTTGGTCAATCAGACCGCCTAGAGACCCCCAAGAAGTCCCTGAATACCCTTCAAAGCTATTATTAGAAGTGTTATATCTAATTTGACCTTGTGCTGCAGTAGGTCTTTGATTTGTAGTACCTGCAGGTATTCTAGTAGCACCTGTACCTGTTTGATATATGTTAGAGAATGCAGCGCTGTCATGCTGAAGCGCTAGCCTCAGCTGTCCGTCTACAGTACCTGCTTCCCAATAATCTCCAAGTTCATTCCATTGCAATACAGCATCTGTAGTAGAAGGTCTGTCTACCTTTATACCAGCTCGGTTTGTATTTACTACACTTACTTCGTCATTAACTATTAGATAAGCCGCTGCGTATCTTGTATCACCAGCAAATGTGGTTGTACCTGAAACACTAAATGTACCAGTTACTGCGAGATTTCTGGTTACTCCTAAATCTCGTCCAATAGTAACATCATCTGGTAAACTGATAGTAGCGGAAGATCCTTCTCCCGGCGTATGAGAAACAGTAATCTCATTGGCTGTGCCGGAGATACCTGACATATAGTTACCGGTAGTCTCGGTTCCAAGAGCAACACCATTGTCTTTGATTGTTACTACACCGCTAGTAACCGAGAAGTTATCAGAACTAAATTGTGCTACACCTTTACTAGTCGTAGTGGCAAAGTCGCCGTCAATCTTAATATTATTATTAGATACTGTTGTTGTAATACTTTGACCACCTTGAAAGTTTATAGTATCACCTAATGTAACAGGATCATCGGTGCCGGTACCGGCAGCAATCGCAAACGCAGTACCATCTGATGTTACGGCGCCTGTAATATGCAATGTCCCATCTACTGTTGTAGAATCTAGAGTGGTAATCCCATTTACATTAAGATTGCTATCTACATTTAAATTAGACGTAACATCTAATGTACCATCTACCGTCGCCGAATCTAAAGTGGTAATGCCTTGAACATCAAGATTACCTGTGATTGTAGCAGAGTCTGCTGCTAAGTTATCAGCATGAACTGTTCCATCAAAGTAGCCGTGTTTCCACTCTTTAGTTGAACTACCTAAATCAAATTCATTGGTAGTATTGGGAATAATATTAGAATTAATATCAGCATCAAATACTACATTGTCTGTATCGTCATCTCCAAGTGTAACTGTACCTGATGACCCAGCTTTCATGTTGACTACACCATCAACGGTTAGCGTACCATCAATCTGTACATTACCGCCTATAGCTAAGTTTCCTGTAATATAAGCGCTATCTTCTACGGTAAGATCTTCTGAAATAGTAACATTGGTATCGGTAATAGCTATTCTAGCTACTCCAGCAGTTTCTAAATCTATTGTATTATCGCCAAAATTAATTTTTGTATCATCATCACCTGAATGAATAATTGCATCTTTTAAATAAACATTAGTAACATCGTTAATATCATTAGTATCTAAGACTAGATTACTGTTCATATTTGTTAAACCATCAACAGTAAGAGTTCCATCTAAATCTGTATTACCAGTTACTTCTAATGGACCATCTACAGTTGTAGAATCTAAAGTAGTGATTCCTTCAACGTTAAAGATATCACCATCCCAAGTAAAGTTAGCATCATCTTCTAACTCCCCTGAAGTGCCGGCAATTACAATTCTATTATCAGTTAAATCGGTAACTTTCATAGTACCAATAGTAGCGCTATCGGCAGAAATTTCATCGATATACCCAGTACCATCGACATATAAATGACGCCATTCTTGCAAGCTACTACCTATATCAAAGGCATCGTCCGTATTAGGAATAATACTTGAATTTACATCAGCTTCGAAAACAACGTTGTCTGTATTATCATCACCAAGTGTAACACTTCCGGAAGAACCAGCTTTCATAGTAACTACGCCATCGACAGTAAGAGTGCCATCTACTTGCAAATTACCATCAAGTTGTAAGTTTCCGCTGATGTCTACATCGCTTTGCATGTAGACATCACCAGCTAATGTATTATCATAAGTATCATCAAAAGCTATGATTCTAGGTGTTCTTACCTCAATAATATCGGCAGAGTCTAACCTTGCCTCATGCTCTTTAAGAGCTTCGCCTACAGTAGGATAGCTACCCGTAAAAGTGTTTCTTCCTGCAGTCTGATTAACAGATGAAAGACTTACGCTTCCTACAGAGTCAATAAGCTGATTAAATCTCAGACGCTGCGTATTAATCGTATCTGATAAATTGACTTTTCCTATTTTGGCATTAGGCATTTGCAAAACTTTCTATTAATTTTTGTAGCATCATCTTTATATCCTGAACGTCTGATTTAAGAGCTTCTATTTCTTCACGTTGTTGTAATTCGCGATCCCTCTTTTTGATAAACGCATCAGTGTTGTCTTTATTTATATTCAAAATCATTCCAGTGCTTTTATCTCTTGCAAGATCCGGATAACCTTCTACAGAAATATAGCTACTCATTATATGGTTGCAATTGTTCTTAGATTTTGGAACAATGGGGTATTACTAGATTTTGTAGAATTCATAGTAATTTTTATTTGATATTTATTGAATTGCGGTAAATCGTATTTGTTAAATTCGTAAGTTCTTATTTCAAAATCTTGAGGCAAATCTGAATAATTAGAAGTATCCGGCGGATTTTTTAATTTGCTAAATTCAACCCAATTATTATCTTCAATTAAACTATCATCTGAATTTGTTCTATACCAAACAGAAAAGTCTGTAAATTGAGGTCTTATTGCATCTACAATAGTCCTTATAGAAGTTGCAGGTAATTCTAAATTGTATACAATAGTAAGATGTTTAGCTGCTGTAGTTCCACTATTTGGCTCAGTCTCTAAAATAAATGGGACAGTAGAAATAAGATTTCTGTTTATAGTACTTGACGAATCCTGATAGTCAATAAAATTACTAGCACTACGAATAGATGCTGCATGTTCGTTAATATAAGGAGCTGTATATAGATGCTGCAATTCAAAAACTGTAGTAAGTTTAAGAGAAGCATTTCCAGAGTTATGATCCGCTTCAGAGGTTGTTGCTGCTAAAACAGCTGGATTTTTAAAAACTTGTACTTCATTTCTATCAATCCTCACATCAGCAATTTTAGCGTATGGCGTTTCATTCCCTCCAAAAGATTTAGAAGTAAGAAAATCACCTAGTACTGACATATTAGTAAGTGGAGGGGTAGCAGCCGGCAAAATAGCTTGGAATTCATCTATTACATATTGCTCTGTTGCGATTACTCCTGCACCACCGCCTCTAACAGAAGCTGTAGCACTAGTCCCACAATTAAATGAATACCCATATGGATCTGTGGCTGTTAATGTATGTACACCATAAAGGCTGCTTCCCGCTATCCCATTAATAGTATCAGCGCTGTCGAATCCATTTGAGCCTTTAGATAATGTTACCCTATCACCTACTTGAAAACCATGCGCTGCATGTACAACATTAACTGTAGAACTACCTGCAGTAAATAAAAAAGGATCTGATGGATATTTTGTATTGTCGTCTATGAATGTTTGTTCGGTCAATCTTTTTGGAGGAGGAACGTCAGCATTAAAAACAGCAAAGGCATTAGCATATTGAAATTTGGCTCTATATACTTTAAAGGCTAAATCTTTTTCATTATCAGGTTCCCAAGCTGTGCCATTTGAGGATTCATAAAAAGCGCCTTTTTCTATAACAGAAGAGAAAAACTCTGTAGTAGAGTTAGTAAGACGATTGCCATTTTTTCCAACCCAAATTTGATACTCTTCAGCTGCAGCACCTGTACTAACTACTAAAGCTAGTAAAGTATTACCTGGTACATAAACTGGTTCGCGGAAGCTAAACCTTACTTCTATTGCACTTTGAAATACCGTATTGGCGCTCGCTGCAATTGTAGAAGCAGGAACTGTCACCTTTGTACCTTGAATAAACTTCTTAGCGCTTGGCGCACCGCTTTCAGCGCAAGGTCTTAGTTCGATAGATATAGGTTGTGAAGAAGCTCCTTCCGGCGCCTTTGCAAAGAAAAGTCCGATTCCAGTAAGAACAGAGCCGATAGGTTCATCAACCACGAATGTCTGAGCTGAAGGGTTTAACTGTTCACTTAATTGTAGTATGCCTGACATCTTATTTTATCCTATCCGTGGGGTCCGCGGCCATAGCCACCTTTTGCTGAATGGCCGCTTCTCGCCCGCGGCGCCGCAGTCGGTCTTGGTGATGTGGTCGGCGCATAGCTTGATCTCGTGTGGCCGTGATTAGGGGGATTATGGTCATCCCTACCGTTATCTCTAGGCGGGTCAGCTCTCCATTCTTTATATTGTATTTTTACAGGAACAGTATATGACTCCATGGTATAGTTAATATATTGGCCTATAGAAGAATATTCTGCTGTGGCATAAGACAAAGCATTTTCCTTATTGGCATCTGAAACATTAATAACTAAAAATGGCAAACTATTCTCACCATTATTAAAACTATAATCTGAAGATCCAGTACCTGAGTTCCAACTATACGTTTCATTACTTTGTAAAAAGAATATACCCTCTAACTCACCTTGTGCAGTGCTAGTAAGATAATCTCCGGTAGGCCCACCTAGATCAGCCGGAAATTGAGTTTCTTCTAAATACAAGTCTCCAGGATTTCTATAGACAGAACTTCTAGATGACGCATTAAAGTCGTCAATACTAAAACTAGTATTAATAAATGTGGTAACGTCCCTTCCTTGGAGAAAAACCCAATGGCTATCATTCGGTCTTAGCCCGGAAAATTTAAAATAAATAAAGCGGGACCTAAATGAAGGATTATAATCATATCCATGATCTACTTCTCTTGTCCTTGTTACCTGAACTGTCTTTGTTTTAGTTACCCAACCCATTACGCATCCTCGTTCTGATTACCTTGAGAGAGCATTACCGTATCACCCTGAGTAGTTAGCGACTCGTTAAACTCTGATGTATAACTAACATCAACTTCTCGTCTTAATTCGTATGTATCTACTGCAGGTTCAACAAAACCTGAACCAATAAATTTAATTAATTCAAACCTATTTACACTTTGATATTCAGTAGCTTGTGTTTGATCGACCATAACTTCTTCTGTAAAAACAGGCCAGACTGTACTTCCATGAAGCTTAACTCCAAACGAAGCATCAGAGTCATATTTAAGACCTATATCCCTCCAATATCTCATGGGAGCTAATACACCGTCTTCTTTGCGTATAGTGGCTTTATAATCTTTATCAGAAACTAATGACTGGATATTACTAGTAAACGTATCTCCAGTCATACCTTGTTTTACTCGGTCGGGTATAACAGTACGTTCTAGTTCAATTTCAGCAAGTGATAGAGTAGTTAGTTCTTCTAAGTTTTCTACTCTTCTTTCCATTCTACGGATATCAGACATTTTATATCCACGATTATCATACTTAGTTTGTATATGATCTCTTTCATGGAGATGATAAGGATTTAATTCAATATAATGTAGTTTCATTGACGAAGATGGAATGTCTTCCGGATCTGCCGGATTTGGACTAGTTACCCCAGAATGAACTTCTATATTGCCATTTGCATTAATTGAAACAATATCAATTCTTGATTCCCATACACTTAGTTCACCAATGTCTATTGTGTCAGTATTTCTAGGAATATATTGAATATTAGATCCAGAGCCAGTAAAATTTTGACTAGTTTTATCTTTTACAGATCTAAAATCTATTACATCAGTTAATCTAATTTGTCTTCCATTAGTAGTGTTATATAAAGGAATTTTATCATATTCTAAATCTGGATATGACGCACTTCCTGCAAAAAAGTCTCCTGCTGAATGAGTAAAATAATCAAAGGTCACAACAATATTACCTGTAGGAGCAATAGCACCGGCTTTAAGCTTGCCTGAACCTACTGCATAAAAGTTGTCTCTTTGCCCATTATTAAAAATAAATCTTTGAGTAATATCTTCATTTGTAGTACTGTCAATTACGCTTTTAAATTTGTAGATATCATGGAATAAAAGCTGAAAGCCTGTGCCAGAAAAAGATATGGTTTGAGTTTGATTAGAAATTAGTGTTTTAGTTTTTCGTATTCCAGTTTTTCTTTCATAGCCAAATAATCTAACAGCTCCGTCTGTTAGGCCAGTAATAGTAGCTGAACTGTTCGGAGTACCACTAACAGATGGAGAAGAAATAAGATTATTACTATTTGCTACTTCTTCTACAATCCATTGCTCTTGATCAGTAAATGTATTTCCGCCTGTTGAAAACGTAGCACTATTTCCTGTAGCAGTAGCAGTATAAACTTTACCGATATTAAATGTTACAGTACCATCTGTAACATTGTTTACTCTACCAGCTCCATCTGCGATTTTAAATAATAAATCATTTTCTGATTTATCAACTATGTTATAATTATTATCAATAGCTACTAGGTCGCCATAACTATTCGAGCTCTTACCTACACTCCTAGCATCACCTAAAGAGTTGTTGTCATACATTTCAACATCAAAAACATGAAGTCTAAATTGATTATTAAAATTATCTATATTTCTAATACGGGCTTTTCCAATTGCACTTCCACCTGTAGCTATAGCGCTATAGATACCCACAGAATCAAAATTATTAATAACATCTAAAAGACCTTTGGTATTAGTGCCGTCGGTTAAAAAATAGTTACCATATCTTGCGGAAATAAATTCATTAGATAAAGTAGTGACATCATTTACCAAATTCCTAGGCTTAATTACCTTCAAAGGAGCTATATCTTGATTTTCGTATCTGCTACCATTTACAAAAGCTATCCCATTAGATAGTTGATATAAAAGGTAATCCGTGCTATCATGTTTTGTTGTAATAGTTAACTCTAGATTACCGTTCTGTTCCTCTACTACAAAATTGCCATTAGTATCGAAAGCTCTATTGTAGATAATGCCTCCTAAACTAGCAAGTATATTATCTGGATTATTTAAGTTGGTAACATATCCCTCATTAAATTTCATCAAAGGATAAAAAGTTTTACCAGCAGTTTTATCATCTTTCTTTTTTAATGTCAGAGTAATTTTTAATCTATCCGCTCCAGGAGAAGTAAGATTAGGAGTAGATCCAGAATTATCATATAAAGCTACGTTATCAGAAGTATTAAAAATTTCTTCATTTAATTCGAATCCTATAACACCGCTAAAGGATGGACTAAATTTATCTAGAACTAGTTGCTGTTTTTCTACAAATAGAAGATGACCTGCCGCATATGTATTAAAATCTGGAATTTCTATATATGATCCGTATCCAGTAGAGTTAATCACTTGCTCGTCGACGGATACGTCTAATTCATAAGTAACGCTACCAATTGTGGCGGTTAGAGTATCAGCTGGATTAAATTTAACAGATAAAGTAGTATTATTGGAAGTTGTAGAATTGGCATCAGTATATTTGACTAATAGAGTGTTATAAGCATCAGTTCCTACTGTATTATTAACAGACGTAGAAGGAATAACAGCTTTGACAAGCGCTTTAACTCCTGCTTGGTTTGTAAAAGTTTTACCTACAAAAATATTATATCCTACCGGTAAAGAAGCTACTCTAACATAAGGAATAGGGTCAAAACCGGTATTAGCGGTTCCATACGAAGTATTAAAAAGCCCACCCGGCTTAAAAATAAATTTAGCAATACGCTCAATTTCTTTTTGAATAATAGTTTGAGATTGAGTTAATTCTCTTGCCTGTAAAGCTCTTCCGTTATTAAAAAGAATCCTATGATAGTGATCGCTATCACGATAGTCATCATTGTAAGAGCTAAGAAATGTATTTTCGTTTACCGTAGTTGCCATGATTTATCCTTATAGTCTTACTACAACTTTAATATCTTCTGTCTGTTGCGGATCACGGGTAGTCGCTGACTGATTACTGACAAAAAGAACATCTCCTGAGTATCTATCTATATCTGGAGCAATGTTAGCAGAATCGATAGTCATACTACCTGCAAACTTACCTGGAATAGTGACCGCTTCTCCGTCTACAAACTGAGTGAATCCAGTCTCTTCTGTTTGATGATACCAGATAGTAGCACTATCGTCATTCCATACCATATAGCCAGCAGCATTGCTGTCAGTACCATAAATGATAGGATCGTCATCAAACTCTAATTGATATTCACCAGATGCTTGTAAATAATCACCGTCGCCGAAAGTAAGGTTGGCTCTCATTTTCTTAAGAGCTGTTCCTGCTTCTGCGGTAAATAGCGTTCCGTCTGCGCTATCTACTCTAGGATTTCTTATTAATCCGATTTGTCTATAGTCCTGATCAACCGGCCATGTAGGTTCGTTATTTACATTAACCCCACCAACAGGCTTAATATTAAACATAAGAGATGTTGACCTAAGATCTTTGCGGGCATCAGCTCCTATACCGTTTATTGCTCCAAACACTGGAGCAATAACAGCGGCGCTACCACCGACCTCTAATGTACTACCACTTACTAAAATATTAGCATAGTCATAATTAGACCCTTGATCTGCTGTATAGCTAGTAAGACCTGCGTTAGGACTATCACCTATTTCAACTGCTGCAATAGAGTTATTAATAGGGTTTAAGATGGCATATGCTTTAGCGTTAGATCCATTACCTATAATAGTTAGTTGCGGTCCTACTTTTTGGCCTGAAATATGTGCAGTACCTGTATAAGGCCCCCCTGGAGTAATTACTCTATAGCCTATAATCTGGCCTGGAATAGATGCATTCTGTACTGATAATTGTGAAAACCTAGGGTCTGTAATTTCAGCAGAATCAACAAATTCAACCGGCATAAAATTAGTAGTTAAAAAATTGTTAGCAGCTGCAGTCGTAATAGTATACATGTATTTCCACACATACCCATCTGTTTCAGGAATAAGAGCTGTATTAGTATGATCTGGTTTTACTGTAGAAGTTTTAGGAGTGCCGTCACTGTTTTTACCTTTGCGCAAACAAATATAAACTTTGTTTTCATCCGTTCTTACATAATAAGTATTTTGAGGTTGGCCTGATACGGCATCACTGTACTGGTAATATTCTTTATTGGCTGACCAATCATAGTCGGGCCCACCTGGAACCACGAACGAGAGATTCTCTGCAGCTTTGATCGATTGTAAATTATATCTAAATAATCTTTCTTCTCTATCGTGGTTGTCGGCTGCTGTAGTCTCAGGTACTACATCAGTTTCAGCCTCCGCCTGCCATTGTTGCGATCTACCCACTCCAATATAATAATAGTTATTAGAATCGCCTATATTAGCTGTATTAAACTCGTCAAAAATAGTCTGAGCTAATTGCTGTTTAATTTTATCTGTAATTATCGCTGCCATTGTTATGCCCTATTAAGAAATTGTATAGCCTTCACCACCAATAACGCTCCATTGAGCGCCACTCCAAATAATCATAACCGTATCATTTGGTGATAGTGCGATACTAGTTCCTTGAGAAAAATTAGTTGGAGTAACTGTTGTAGTGTTAGCTCCGTCATGAGTAAATACCTTTACTTCACCTATAGTAGTACCATTATTTACAATAGCAACAATGTTAGCCGTTGCGGTACTCCTGATATAACTCTCATTTTCAGATACTGCTTCTGTAGAAGATATTGTATTACTACCATAAGCTATTTTACTTACTTTTACTGATCCAGTTCCCTTTGAATTAATATTTAAATTAATATTATTATCAACTGCGCCAACGACTGAAAGGACCGGATCATTAGGAGAAACCTTGCCTTCAAATTTAAATCTATTTCTGTCGTTATCGGTATCTGTAAATGAAATAACTGGGTGACCATTTGAATCGGCTAGCCATTCATGTATATTCGGTCTTAAGACGGTAGGTAAAGTTACAGTTTTATTAGTTAATATCTGATTATCTGTTGTACCTACTACATCCCCTGCAGGAATCGCTTTTTGAGTTGCAGAACCGTCAATAATCCCATCGGCATTAGATAATATAAAACTTGAATTCGCCATACCAGAAAACACGTTACTATCCGCATTTATCGTTTTATTGCTAAGGGCTTGGATAGCAGTATTTAAAGTAATTGTGCCAGAAGAATCCGGTAAATTAATATTGACAGCTGCAGCAGGATCGTCAGCTCTTAAATTAGTTTCAAAATTACTTCCTATGATAGTTAATCCACTATCAGTAATTCTTGAAACGTTACCAAGATTGCTACCACCGAACTGAGCATATAACTCAGTAAAGTTGTTATTAATTTTATTGCCCGCACCACGAAGAGTATCACCTGTACCGTCATTCGCGGCGCTGCCGACATTAACTACTTCTTGAACCATATCTATGCCTTAATTGATTAACTTTATTTATATAAGTAATTGTGCTAATTAGCTGAATCATATTGAGTATCGTATATACCTTTATCGAACGTAGAGATATAATCTCTAGATCTGGCATTACTTGAATCTTCATCAAACGTAACCACTTGAATAACATCTGAATCATCCATAGTAAGAGAATTTGGAGACAAGAATTCTTGTAATGTGTAATTATCTATAGATGATATCGGAATATTAGAAGTTAGTTTTGCAGTAGTATTTACATCTTGACGATGCACTGTAAATACCGCATCTCCAGGATTTAACAATGTAATATCATCGCTAGCGGCTATATTGAATGAAGCTACAACTTGAATAGAAATATATTCTTCTGGCTTTTCACCAACATCATCTTGTAGAGTCGGTAGGGGATTAATATTAAAAGCTTCAATAACTAACTCAGAGCCGATAAAAAAACCTGCAGGGTGTACAAACAATTTATAAGTATCTAACCATTTGCCTACAGGAATAGTACTTCTAATTAGTAATGACAGTGTCTGATAAAGTTTATCGTCTGTAATATATTTTAGTGATTCTGGTCCTAAATTAGAAGCGTTCGCTTTTATTTGCTCTCCCGAAGTATTAACATTACTTTTTTCAAAATCAATACCAGGCCCAACTCTAAAAACATTTTCTTTAGGGTAAATTACTTGTGGATCAGAACCAAAAAAGCCTCTAAAAAATTGCTCGATACTGTATTTTGTACCTTTAGATCTATATAAAAAATTTGAAAACTTTACAGCTTCTCTCTTATTAATAAACCCACCAAAGTATGCATCCCCTAATAGTAATTCATCTTCTAAAAAAGGAAGCTGCGCTGCGGGTATAGTAGTAGCATCTTTTGTTGAATACGCTCTATTAAGTATACCATTAGGATTAGAATCTTTTTCCATCCATTCATAGTAAGCTTCAAATAATTCTATAAGATTAGGATTATCCTGAACTATATGATCAGGTAATACTTTTTCTATTTCAGCCCGATGAAATGGTAGTAATTTACGATTATCATCAATTAGGGTTAAATCTCTTTTATGTGACATTAGTTAAGAGCATTCGTTGATACCGCTCTAGTAATAGATGCATCTGCATCATATTCTAGAAGGTCGTTTCTTGTAGGAGTAATAGCACTTTGATTTGAAGGCACCGCCGCTAGTTTTATATAACTAAATCCTCCAATTATTGATTGTGGATTAAAATAGTTAATCGTAACAGTTCCTAAGACAGAATTAAAAGAACCAATGTTATCAACTACTACTTCTGTTCCAGAAGCTAATACGACCTGTAAATCGTTAGTTGATAACTTATTTCTAATAATACATGTTTTATTATTTAATACAAAAGAGCTACTCGTAATTATATATTCATCATCGTCAGTAGTAGCAATAGAAACTGGAAATTTCATTGTCTGAGTTGTGGAGGCAGAAGCTGATAATAACTCAGATCTTACGGTATTAAAATTAACCGAGGTAGCATAATTATTATTAATTAAAAAGGTAGCAGCTCTATCATATTGACCTGTTGTTACTAAAGATACTACATAATTAAGAATATCAGCGTTATTAGCAATTCTGCTATTAGTTATATTATTAATTACTGCTATTAAGTTTGGAGAAGAAGGTACAAACCTTTGTTGCATCCGCACATTACTTCTACTAGATAGTACTGCAGTACTCACGTCATCAACTAACGTAAGTAGATTTGATCTTCTAAACGATTGCCCAAAACCACCGACAGTATTTTCAAAATAATTAGATATAGTGCCCACCACGTTAGATGTTATCGAATTTAATGTTTGATCTGTAAGAGATGAATTAAACTGGAAAAATGTATCTAATTCAATGAAAGTAGTAACTGGATTTGCAAATCTAATATTAAACCCCGAAATAGCTACTTGTTCCGCTAATGTTTCAATACTAATTTTAGTTTCTGATTTAGTCGTTTCATCTACACCGTCTTCAAATAAGATAGAAGTAAATACTGCTCCAAATTCAGGCTCTAGAGCATCTTGTCCTCCGAAAGTTGTAATATCTTTAATTAGTGTAGAATATTGTCTTAAAATTAAAGCTGTATAGTCCGAAGCCGTAACCATTCTATTTTGTGAAGCATATTGAAAAGGAGCATTTTTCTTTATAGAGGCAATAGTCTCTTTATTATCTCCTCCAGTAGAATTATTAAAGGTAGATGTATTTAATGTTACAGTAATATTTCCAGCTGTAAGCTGCGACACTGGAGAAAATGTTGTAGCGCCATTAGCATCAGATCCATTAGTAGAAATATATTGAATTTCTATCCTATTACCAGCTACTGGTGCGATGCCAAACGTTTCTCCATCACCAAACGATAGTTCAAAATTGCCATTCGGAGACTCTCTTAAGATATAAATGGTAGTTCTAGAACTAATGCTTCTAGCATTAATAATATTAGAATATGTAGAAAAATCATTTCCAGTGGTATCTGTATATACTTTAACAATTGCCGTATCAGCATCTAAATTAGGATCTGGAATCACATAAACAGGATTATCACTTACTTCTCCTACAAGAAAGTTTTTAGCCTTGACTTCACCTTCGTGTATAGTAATTTTATTAGAACCAGCTGCAGTCTTGAATTCGTAAAAACCTGTTCCGTCATCTTCTGCTTCCACCGATTCAATTGTAGAAAATATATACGTTACATCGTCAACTTCGCTAGTAAATTTAGTATAAGCGGGAAGAGTAATTTTTTTAGTTCTTACGGTATCAGTACTTGTAAAGTAAATTCTAATTTTAGCCTGAGAAGATGTTTTAGTATCAGGTACATACCCTAAGCCTTCTGACAGCGACACGGCTGAACTTCTAAGCTGAGCCGTACTTAAATAAGATTCATTTAAAGCAAAATTTGCAATAAGACCGTTTATATGGGTATTGTATGCTAACACATCCAAAATATTTGAAAGAGCTGCACCTTCAAAGTTATAATCTTTAAATTCATCTTTATTAGCTAAATAAGATTTTAAATTATTTTTTATATTATTAAAATCTAAAGCTGTTGATTTTATAGTTGTTGCCATTTATCTTAACCTTGAAAGTGTTGTAGATAGCGTAACTTGCTCTCTTGAATTTACTACTTGAAATACTATAGTAACATTTATTGTATTATAGTCCGCACGAGACTTTACATTTATCTCTTGAACTAAAGCTCTTGGCTCATAAGATTCTATAGCATCTTTAATTGTTCTTTTTAAAGATGACGTTGTGGTTCCATCTGCCATCTCAAATAACATTGCCGAAATATTACAACCAAAATATGGCTGAAATGGCTTTTCGAAATGATTAGTGAGTACAATATTTTTTACCGATTGCTTTACAGCAGCCGCGTCCATCTTTTTATATATTTCTCCATTAGGCTTCGCAGTAAACGAAACGTCAATATCAGAAAATGTCTTTACTTTAGAGACAACAAAGCTTTGCTCTAAATTTCCGTCTTCAATTGATAAAACTCGATTAGTCATTTTAGCCCGTTTTTCTTTTATTTATATGCCTAATGAGCAGCATTTGCTCTAACATATCTAAACCAATAGCCATCCTGTTGGCGAATGCTTCCAACCTCACGGCCAGCAAAATGCGTATTATCATAACTCCATACTCTTCTAACGCCAATATCAATATGCAAAATAGTATTACCAAATCCAAACCCTTTAAATCCAGCTTTGGCCGCGGCCGCTACTAGTTTGTCTTTTTGTGCATTACTCATCCTTGCAACACTAATATCCAATGCTTTACCAAACCAATGCTGATTATATCCATTATCTACTCTGGCAACCTTTCTTGAAGTATTGGCTTTAGGTAATGCATCATTAATTATAAGCTTGCCTCCATAATATTGCTGCATAAGAGTATATTGATTAGCTAACAATGAACTCATATTATCCACCGCTCCTGGGGCGATACTTGGATGAGTTTTATCACCTTGCCTAGTTATATAAGGATTATTTGCCGGACTTAAATTAATACCATAATTTTTTCCTAAAGAAAGAACGCCATCAAATTCAGATTCAAATCTACTTTCCGGTAACACCTCAACCATATCTCCAGAGGTAAGATCGTTATAGTTAAATTCAGTTTTAACTTTACGATTAAATATTCCAACCCAGTTTTTATCTATCTCTGGCAAGGTAATAATAATTCTGCAAGAAAGAAGCTCTTTGCCAGTGTCTAAATCTAAGTCTAATGTGTCATAGGATAATGTAAACTCATCATATACTGAATTATCTTTTAAGAAAACTGCAACTTCAAACGCTCTACTTGCATTAGACCTACCGCTATTATCAACTACATTATAGACAACAGTACGACCTTTTAACTTTAAATCATTTAAAGAACCCGGTGTAATTGTTTCAGAGGGGCCTGGTCTATAAATGCTTTCTGCTACCTCTAAGTTTACGTCTTTAAATTCTGTCTTATTATCCTGTATCAACTTAATAATACGTGCATGAATATACAAATATTTTGCAAGTTCTACTCTTACAGACTGATCCCTAATAAAATCAATATTAGTAGGATCATCAGAACCTAAAAATTTTGATAATGTAATACCTTCAGCTAATTTAGTTGCAGCCGTAATCTCTTTTTGCTTATATGGGTTATAAACTTCCTCAGGTAAAATATGAGGATTAGCTCTTTTGGGAATAAATGCAGATAGTCTATTTTCTGTTTGAGATCCGATTCTATCTATATCTGAGCTAGAAGATACTGGAGTAGCATCGGGTGAAATAATTCTACCAGTACCTTTAGGTATAGGGGAATTCCACTCTCTACTAATAACTCCTTCAGATAGCAGATGAGATATAAATGCAGAGTTATTCCTATTTGAAATATCTCTAAGACGTGATCTGGCTTTATCTGGTGTTATTTCAGAATTAGATATACCTCCAGTATCCACACTTCTATCCAGATAATTTTTAATAAAGTCTCCTACATCAATCTTTACTCTGTTTATACCACCCGCTGACTTAGTGAGATAATCGTCAATAATCGAATTGGTAGGCTTAGTAATAGCAGGAGTATTGGTTTTATTGGTTTCATCTGCCCAAGAAGCACTTCCCGCTTCAGTTCCATTCGCTGTATGCACAAATGTAATAGCGTCTGCTTCTGACGCTAGCTTTGCTAATCCGTTTAGATCACCATGAAATGTTGGTGCTGTTACTCCTT